ATATTCGCCAAAACGAAAAGTGCTATTTTTTAAAATCGATTAGTGCTGTTTTATTACGATTTTAAAGTGTATTTAGACCACTGTTTTTGACCACCTAAAACAACCACAAAAAAGAACAAGAGCATCGTGCTCTTACTGACATTGTCTTTGTACATCCAGCACAAGAAGTTAATATCTGCATAAAGTCTACTTACTATCTGTGATGTGTACATTTTATCATGGGCTGCACAAGATAAGTTATACTCTCTGGACTGACTGTAAAGCCATCTAAAAAGCCAAGGTATAGTCCCATAGTCTGTTATGTAGCCTTCTTCAATTACTATCTCTTTACCATCAAAAGTGGAGACTATAACTTCCTTTTCTACGCGATAAAGGGTTTGCCAATACGACCACAGCTTAATGCCAAATAACTTTCTTCTCCGTCTTTCTGCAAAAGAAGATGTTATAAGTTTTTTATGTGGATGAATGACTTGCATTAGTTCTGGCCACGTTGAGAAATCTCCTGAACCTTAGCACCAACAAAATGCTTGATAGATGTAAGTACACTATTTTGGTCAGTTTTAGATAGCATAGTTTTAAATTGTTCAAAGCTGATTGTGTTGAGAAAATCAATTTCGTTGATTTCGCCTTGTTCATCTACCTGACCTTGTGCATTCACTTTACTACCAATGGTAGTGTATCTTCTCCGGATTGGGAATGTTTTGATTTGTGCAGCCTCACCTTGTTGACCGGGTAGTGTTTTTGCAATATCAAAAAGCCTCTGCCCTTGATTGTTTTTCTCATAAATATCAATGTAGATATCTATCTGCCAATCGGCATTAAACTCTAGTTTAAAAACTTCCGCCTCTCTTGGATTACCAGTGATAGGATCGGGTGTAATTTGTACAATTAGTTTGCTCATATCTTAAAAATTATAGTAAAGTCTTAATCCATTAACTAGCTTGATAACATCTTGATTGTTTAACTCTGTGTTGAAATAGCTTAGCCGCTTAATTGTAAATCTTGAATAAGAGATTGGTGCACTTCTTACCAAACCACCAATGTACATTCTGTTTGCTCCATTAGTTATTGAGTTATCAAACCATCTTGCTAATGGCGATGTTCCTGATAAGATCAAATCTTGCTGCATGCTGTTTATGTATACAGAAGTCTTCTGTATCGTATAAACCCTAAAAACTGATGTGTCCGTTATTGATAAATCACCACTCATTGTAGAGTTACCAGCAGCTAATAGCTCTTTGTAAATCCGGTTATTATTAGATGAATCTCTTTTGCCGCAATTAAGAGAGTCGCCATCCGCTACTGCTGTATTACCTTGCGATAAAAACCTTTCAACACTATTAGCTCTATCAAATCTAACCACAGCCATCACTGTACCAGTGGTATCTGTAATAAGATTTGCTGAATGCTCCAAATGATCGTCCACAAACTGAGCACCAACACCTGCAACAAATGCAGGACGTAAAGATGCTGTTGCTTGTGTAAAGTCACGATCCTGCGAAGTAGCATCAAGTATTGTCTGAATGTTATTAGAACCGTCCAAAGTTATTGAAGCAAGATTTAGAAAGTCCAAATCCATACCTAATGAAGCAAATTCATTAGGCATAGCTGTAAAAGATCCCAGTAAATCCGCAGCTTCTATTTCACAACCTGATATCTCTGCTCCCATTTTAGATTGGTTCTAGAAGTCTAACAAACGATAATTCATGTATAGTAACTCTAAAGGCTAAACCTCCAGAAGTGTTGTTTACAAAGTTGATGTTGATACGCTTGTTAGTGTTATCAGGAACAATGTTCATCACAAAGTCACCGGCTGTTCTTTTAATATCAAGCACCGTTTGTAATCCAAAATCTTGAACAGTTCCACCACTTATTCTTATCACTGAACCTTCTACAATACCTCTACCTCCAACTCCTGCGTTACTAACACATGACCATCTACACTTTACTACAACATACTCTTCATCGGTGTTCATAGGTATGCTGGTTATTAAAGTCGTGCTACCGTTAGCAGCGTTAGCCGTTACCTGAGCCGGTTGAGTAGTATCGTATGGTATAAGATTGTTGCCCTGTACGTCTAATCTCTGAATAACTCGCAAATTAAATCTTTCATCACCGTCAGTTGTTCTAAAAGAAGCGTACTCTTTGCCCGACTTGTCTTCGATAATAAAGCCCATCGCTTGATTATCATTTAACTGCATCCTTGAATTGCCTGAAGGCACGGCATCCTTAACCCTGATAATAAATTGTGTGCCTGGAATACTGAACCTTTTATTATTTAAAAACTCAAATTTTTCACCATCAGAATTTTCAATGTCTAATGATGATGTTGAGCCTAAGTTGTTAATGCCTTTAATTACTAACTTTCTATTTATAAGGTCATATTCTATCCAAGGAATCTTTGTCAGCTGCCCATCGCTTGAACGAATGTATACACCTACGTTCTTACCGCTTTCAATCTGATTAGTAATGGCAAGGTCATTTAGGATTGCTGAGTTAGCAATACCTAATAGTCTAAAGTTTGTTCCATCAAAAACAAGGTTGTATATCTGACCCGCAGCAATATCTCCAGTGACAAGGGCTGTGTTTGTCCTCTTAACTATAGTTCTAACACCCAATCCATTTAGGTTGAGTGTTGGGTTAGTTATAGTACTGGCATTTGTAAACTGAATCGTTACTCTAAGTCCTGCAACATAACCGGCCGGAGCTGGCGAAAGTGTTGCCGTATACGTATTGGTTCCTGATGCTACTCCAAATCCATCAGTAGGAATGCTTGATCCTGATCCTGAACTTAAGATAAACCCAGCCGTTGCACTTACTGCAAGCAGCACAGGTAAAGTGCTTACTGTCGTAACTATGGTACCTGAATTGTTAACATGGTACAATGCTCCTGGTGTTAGTCCACTTAAGTTATCAATGTATCCAGCGAGCACAAGTTCGAAGGTGTTGGCATCTATCACTGTTCTAACAATACCAATTGGCTTCTGGGTGGAGGTGTTCGATACCTTAACATAAGCTCCAGTGTTATCAATTGTGATAACATCTTTTGCCACAAATCCGTGTGCAGTTTTACTCAGTGTTTTGCGCAAAGAATCAACTTCTGTTGCCACAACTGTTTCAGGACTTACTTCTGTCCAAAAGGCATTCTCATTAGGTATGTTGCCTTCGTTTGCATTCTGCAAAGACTTCCAAAATTTTAGATTCCATTCTACAATAAAGTCGATAGTGTATGGTTCTTCTGGATCCCAAACTGGAACAGATTTACCGCTCAATAAAGTGGCAATCTTAATTCGGACAATCTTATTCAAGACTGGCGAGAACACTAAGAACTCATCGTTTGCTTCTGCTCCTGGTCTAAGGTCCAGTGTATTGGGGTATTTTACATTAAAGCTCATGGCACACCTAATAATGATTCGTTTGTTCCTAAAACATCTATATCTGCCTGACCGGAGTCATGACTATTTTCACTCATAAATTCTACTTGCTGTATCTTAGCTTTTCCGTTGCCAAGTCCATCGTTTTGGAAATATTCAGGCTCAAATCCTTCTTCTGATTGATACTCAATTCCATTAATTCTAAACCAATCATGGGCCATGGCTAATCTTATCTTTTCGAGTAGATATGGAGGTAAATCATACACAAAAAACTGCGGGTTTCTGGTGACAATTTCCTCTACTTTTATTAGCCTGGCATTTGAATCTCTGTAGGTCGTGTTTTCTCCTCCTGGTAATGGCCACTTTAACTCACCAGTTACTCTTATCTTGTGAACAATGCCTGTAGTGTAATCTATCTTAAATGCGCTATCAAAATTCTTGTATTCTATTAGTACATGATCATCTTGTGAAGCTTTAATGCTAATAGGCTCTGATACTGCTTTATACTCTGCAAATTGAGCATCAGTGCCAACTACTTCAATGTAGTATTCTCCAACACCATAAACAGACCAATTTACTGTAAACTCATAAACGTCAAATTCTTCAAGATTAAAAACAGTTGTCAAATCCCCTGATAAAATTGAAGATGGGCTTGTCCACACTTTGTTTAAAATCAATACTTCATAGCCTGCAGCTGCTCCAAACCCTTGTCTTATATCTTGCACTTCATACGTGCCATTTATTGATGCCTGATTTGTAATTGTAATTGTTTGACCGATCTGATAGATTAATGGTAAACCATTGTTAAAAAAGATTTGTATTTGTCCACCGCCAAGATTTGCAAAGAATGCCGAACGTGTGTCTGTCTTATTAATGTAACTCAGCCTTTTGAATGGAAGTATTGTGCCAACAAGATTGTTGTTTGCTTTGTTATAAACGCGCACTTGATTATTAACAAACGAGCTTCTAAACTGAATAACACTAGCATCATTTAGTTCTAAAGATTGATTGTAATCGCATTGCATTACACCCGGATATTGTTGATCGGCAAACAACACATTGTCGAAATTTTGCAAGTCGTTATTCTGAACAACAAAACGTAACCCGTTTACAATTGGGAATTCGACAAACCTTTTCTTGTATCTCAATACATTAAGAATGCGTGTTTCTTCACATCCAATGTTATCGATTACTTTAACTATGTATTGACCAGGTTCTAAATTGGTAAATATAGGGCTAGACTGATAGGTGCTGCCGTTATCGATAGAATAGCTAATTGGCGCGTTGGAGCTTGTTGCCAGAATGTTTATTGATCCGTTGTCACCAAAGCTTGTTTGCTCATGTACAACGTTAACTGTAACAATAGCCAGGTTACAAGAGACTGAATTGCCAACGATAACATTTCTACTAACGATACATGATGTGTAGTCTTTGTATCTTACCTGAAGGTTATAGGTGTTTGCTGTTAAGCCTGTAAAGGTTGGACTATCTTGCCATGCTCCTGCACCAATTCTGTATTCTACAGCAGCCCGAACGTTGATAAGGTTTAGTACATTGATTTGACCGTTTGAGCCGTTGGCAGGAACTGTAGTTACTGCACCAATAGCTAAATCGCAAGTGATGCTATTAAAGCCAATGGTAAACTGAATCAGCTCTGAACATGAAGGTACATAACCAAAAACAGTCCAATCATTTACTCGCACCAATACTTCATACTGTCCGGGTGCCAAGTTGGCAAAGCTGTTAGAGTTCTGGTAGGTAACACCATCAATCGTAAAATCTATTATCTGCCAAATAGGATCAAATCCTGTAACATTAATTACTACAGAACCATCCGATGTATTTTCAAAAGTTGCATCAGATGTATTGGCTGTAACATTTAAGCTACCACATCCACTGCTTACACTAACAAATAATGCGTAAGGAGCTATGTTTTGCGCAATTAGATATCCTATTACAACAGTAGGGAAAGGTCTTATCTCTGCTAGTATACCTGTACTTGGTATAGCTGATGATGTTAACAAAACTGTGTGGCTAACAATCTGTCCTGTCTGATCGTTGTACACTATCTGTACATCTCTACCGATCGATTGATTAAGATATAGTATAGTTTGGTTGGCCATTACAAGTTTGCTTTTAAAAGTTTAAATGATGTAAGCTCGCTGTCTGCTTCAGGATCTATCTTTACTACATAGCCTTTCTTTCTTGTTTTACCATCTGTAGAAAACTCTATGTAGCCATAAGGATTAGCTTCTAACGCTTCCTGGTACTCCTGTTTAAATGGCGCTTTGAAACTGTAAAACTCAGGTATCCATAAAGGCTTACCAAGTGAAGCTACTGGCACTGTAGTTTCATTTACCAAAGTGCCTCCTGTTAAGGTTGTTTGTAAGCGTGTATTACCTTCTCCAAAAGCAAGGTTAATGTTTGCTGAATCGCGCTTAAAAAGTCCTGATCGAATCATCTGGCCATTACGCAGGATACAGCGCATAGGGCTCAGCCTTGCGTTGTAAACAGTGGCCGGATCAATTACATTACTAATGGTTATACCAGCGTTTTTTTCAGGTTCGTAATCAGCTCCATCGCGAATAAGCTGCACAACAAAATTGAAGTTATCCCTATCTTCATCAGTCGTAGAGCCAAGTGTTACAGGCTTTCTTCTTACAAACTCGATAGTATATCCGGATGCTATAATTGCACTCATCATTTGTAACCTGCGTTTTACTTGCGTAATAGGTAAGACAAACTCGCGCGTAGAATTAAACTCGTCCAGGTTGTTTACAAACTCATTGTTCCATTCCGGATACTTAAAGATTAGTTCGTTGTAGTATAATTCATCAGCAACTTCTTTTTCTATATCACGCACAAAGTCAATGGTGCAAATCTTAGTAGGGTTGTAGAAGTAATCCAATTTCTCAACAACAACAGTTTCAATACCATTGATGTACTGAATACCCACGCCTATTCCGTCAATAGCCTGAAATGATTCTAGAAGGTCTTTAAAGTTGATGTAAACCGGGTTATCTGTTATATTAAATCCACGGATAGACTTACCTGAATGAATAGATCTTATCGCACCTTCACCATCTTGTGCGTAGCCTCTATCGGTTCTTCCAAAGTAGTTACTTCTAAACCTGTTGGTTGGTACAGATAAGTTTTTAGTGATAACTCTTTCGAAAGCCTCATATAACAATACACCCTTTGCAACGCTGGCCGGAAAAGTTGTTAGACCAGTAATGTTGATTGCTGTTAACATTCCATCAACCACAGGTTCAAGAAATGGATTGAAAAGCGTTAAGAAGTTTACAGTGTTTGAGCCAGAACCAATAATAGATGTAACTTCCAATACGCCATAAATGTAAACTTCATCTTCGGGCTGTAAGGTTCTATTAACAACTCCGCTCTGCGCGCCATTTAAAATTGAGCCACCACTAACAGTTTGAGTAGTGCCTATTTGAGTAGTTGTGTAGCCTCCTATTTTACCTGTAGTTATGTACCACTTAACATTCCAGATTCTATCTAAGGAAGAGGTGAAAGTGTATTGAATAGTAAAGTTAAAGGTGTACTGGCCTCCTTCTTTTAAAAGGTAGTTGTACTTGGCAAATGCTACCGGGTCTAAAGCTGAGAATCCGGGATCGTATTCAAACAACTCAGCTAAATCATTTTCTTTGTTAGCGCGTATAGGCAAGCTTACATAGTGCGTGCCAACATTAAGATTACCTACTCCGTTTTCATTGATAAGTGAGTTGCTTACTCGCTTTATTGTTCTAGAGTGAAGTGGTATATCTAAAGTGCCATTCTCTGAAATGTTTTGCTTTATGTCCTGGCTGTTTTTAAAAAGCTGAGTAAAGCCAGTCTGATCAACATTGCATTCTGCAGTAGTAGGAGTAACTTTTAACTTAGTTAAATTTAATCTGCCGGTATAATACACATCCCAATACCTGGTGACTTCATTTTTTCTGTAGATGATTAATGTAATGTTGGCTTCAATGCCAAGTGTTTCATATCGCGAGGCAATGAAATCTCTACCATCTTTGATAAATTTTAACTTAGGAGAGTAAGAGAACATCACACCGTGCGTTTTCATATCACGCTCCAGTGTACGGCCTAGTGAGTCCCATCCAAGAGGATCATACTTCAGCTTTTGCTTAGTTTTTAAATCAGGGCTATATAGGTAGTAACGAAAGCGCATTAGAATTTATAGCGATTACTTACATACTGAGACCATTGATTATTTTTTCTGGACCATGCTCTGAAACCATTTTCATTGATGTCGATGTGCATTTCTTTCTTGCCTTCGATGGCCTTAACAACTCTATCTAATTGATTAGCTAGTATTCCTGAATCAGTAATTGGTTTTGATTGAAACAAATCACCTCTAAGATTTACAGGAATGTTCTTATCAACTAGATTCTTCAACTCCATAAGAGTTAGATCTTCCTCTATCAACGGCTTTAGTAACCAACCAAACTTTTGAGATTGCTTTGCCGGCACAACGGATTCGTGTGCTGAAAGCATGGCCATGATGCTATCTGATGTTGGTGTACCTGGACCTTGTAAGTCGTATACACCTTTAGCAAATTTTGGTAATGGTCTTGATGAAACGATTGCAGCTTGCGCAGCTCCAGTAAAGCCAATAGCTACAGATAGTGGAACATTAGGAGGAACTGAAGCTAGTGCAGCCATCACACCTTGCGCAGTGTTTACCAAGATATTAAACAAGGCTTGGTCTTTATCACTTTGTGCTTGCTTCTGTTTTAACTTTCGCTGCTCTTCATCGTACTTTCTGTTGATACGCTTTTTTGCTTCAGCGTTATCACCGGCAAGTTCTATTTCACGGTTACGGGCCATCTCTAGCGATTGCATTTCAGCTTCAAAACGTGCCTGGTCTAATTCAAACAACTCGTTAGCTAAACCCTGCGCAGCATCTCTTACATAGTCGTTAAACTCCAATCTGTTCTGGAGCATACCATCAAGAAAATCTTTATCCTCTTTTAACTTTTTTTCACGGTCTTTTGTCAGAGAATCATTAGATTCTTTCATCTGCTTTTCATCTTCCTCTGCAAACTCTCGTTGAGCATCACGAAGACTTTCTTCTATCGACTGTTGAATCCGTAACTCAGTATTTCTTTCTTCTAAAAGTTTATTAAGTCGTTCTTGTTTTTTTGCTAATTCTTCTGCGATTCTGGCTTCCTCAATTTCTCTATCTACTACACCATCCCATTCTTTATTAGCTTTTTCAAATTCTTGCCTTTTCCTTTTTAAGGCATCAGTCTCTTTGGCTAGTTTGTCAGCTTCTTCAGCATCTTTTTTTGCTTGCGCTGCTGCTTCAATTCCTTTTTTGTAATCTGCAATTAATAAAAGAGCTTCGCCTATAATTTTTACATCACGTTGATTCTGTTGATACCTTTTATAACTTGCATTACCCCAGTCTTTTTCTGCTTTTACATTTTCAATTTGAGCTTCAACTTTTCTTTTGTAAAGTAAATTCACATAAGCTTCCTGTTCACCAAGGCTTTTCTTTGCTTTGAATTCTTCAAAAACTGAATTTGCAATTCTTGTTTGTGTTTCAGAATTTCTTTGTTCGGTTGTTTTGACTAAATCAGTTGCAATCTTTAAAGCTTCATCAAGTAAAGTTACAGTGCCACTTAAGGCTCCTTTATTACCATCACCAAGTGTCCTTAAAAATGTGTCCCAAGAATCCCCTAGATTTGATATTCTCCCTCCAAGAGTTTTGGATATTGCTGCCATACTTCCCGAAACTCCGCTTGCATCACCAAGACTTAATATGTAGTTTCTTATTTCCTCAGCAGTTCCTTTTACGGTTGTTTGTAAGCCTTTAAATGTAAATGTTACGTTATCACCTTCCTTACGTGCTCTGATACCAAACTCCTTTAAACGTTCAAATTCTAAAGTTTGTGCATCAATAATGGCTTCTGTTAACTGATCAAAGTCTTTTCCTGTAGAGGCTGCTAAGTCACCAAGTTTTGTAAGTTCATTGTTGGTTGGAACAAATCCTTGGTTAGCGAGCTTTACAAAAGAGTTGGTGAGTTGCTGAACACTGAATGGAGTTTTACTGGCAAAACTTTCAATTGCACGTAATGTCTGTTGTGCAGCACTCTTTGAACCTAGTGTGTTGGTTAATACTGCTTCAGCTTTTTGAAATTCTGCAGTAATGTCAATGACAGCCTTGCCAAAAGCTATTACCCTGTCGATGGCAAACGCAGCTACTACAGCTCCTCCTAGCTTTTTTACACCACTACTTACAAAGTTATCCATGCTCTGGTTAACCTTGTTTATCTGGTTAGGTCCTTCCTGGCCGACCTTCTTTAGTTGTTTTTCAATGTCAGCAATTTCCTTTTCAGTAAGGTTAGCCTCCTTACCTGCTTTCTGAAGCAAACCAATAAGTTTGTCGAGATTTTTCCCGTCAAGTGGTATGCGTAAAGGAAAATCTATGCCACTCATTTGCTCTTTTGCTGTCGTTGTAGTTTGTCTGCGCCTTCAAGCCAGATGTAGTAAGCTTCATTCGTTTTGCTTTTTACATCGCTTGCTTTATCTCCTGTAACCAGGCACATTCTCATTACAGTGTTTTCAAAATTTATTAGGTTGTCGTGTCTGTTTTTTCGAAAAGCATCTGGCGATAAGCCTTTAGCTTGACCGCGCTTTGCTTCAAATATTTTAGCATGTCGTCTGGTGATTGCTCTCCAGTGGTTTTGAAACCTTTCCGCAATAGCCTGTCGAAAAAAAAACCCTGATCTTTAATTTTTTTGAACTTGGCAATCTTTACCGTGTTGTAATCCTGATCGAAACACTTTAGGTCCTCGTTCTTATCGAAGTACAACATTGCTGCTAGGTTGTATAGCGTTTCAATCGGTGTACAATTGTTAATGGTGTCTTGCATCGTATAAAGCAATGCACCAAGTCTTGCTTTATCTACCGGCTCGTTGTTAAGGCAAGCTTTCATCTCCTCGAAATATTTGTTGGCTAACTCTCTATCCATAGATAAACTCATCTCCTGGCGTAAGTGCAGGTAGTGTATAAATCTTTCTTGAGGCATATCAGAAAGAGAAACAAACTCATAGTATTGAATACCATCAATAACAAGGCCCTCAACAGGACGTATGAGCTTGCTATTTATCTTATCGAGCTGTAGTGGCTCATAGGTCAGTGTGTACAACCAGGTTATAAACTTGACAAAGGTTTTGCGTATCATTTTAAAATGCGTTTAAGTGATACATAAACCAAAATGATAAACCCAGAACCAAGCACGAGCCATGCGGAAAAAAATTGAAATTGCTTCCACAATCTATCACGCCAGTTCAATGCTTGATTTGGGTCAGCCACCACTACATCTGGGCATTGTCCTTGCACCTCTACAGGTACTTCTTTTTCTATAATAATTTGTTTGGGCTTTTTATCAACCCGGTAGTTTAAAATCCTGTTATACTTGTCTATCCAAAGTTTTAAAGAAAGCTCGCTGTTGATGTTGATGTGTACAAGGCTATCTATTTTACCATATAGCAGCGAATCAATGCTTACCGATCCTTGTAAAGAATCGGGCTCAATAAAAACAGTATCACGTACAGTTATAGTATCACGCAGTGTAATTGGTGTGCTTTGAGTACCAAACTTTTCCTTGCATCGGTTTAGTGTAACGCAAGAGCTTAATAGCACACTTGAACATGCTGCAGCTAAAAAAATGCTTGATGTGTTTTCGTTCTTTGGGTCTTTTGCACCAATAAGTCCGAGGCCTAACGTGTAGAGTGTTATTTCTTCAGCTCCAATGTCTTTTTGTTTGATCGTGGCATAGGTGGCCACACCAATAAGAATAACGCCCAGTACAGTTGTAAGAGGTGATTTCTTTATGTTCTTCCAGTGGAAAAAGTCTTTAATTAGCATAAATGTTTTTTTCAGGTATTCCTACTTTTCTTAACCAAGATGGCACATCGAAGCTTGGGCAATCTTTTTTATCAAACTGATTGTGACCACCAATTTTAATGTGTGGATAAAGCTTGATCATGTTCTTGCAGTACTGTAGTAAAGTTTGAGCTTGTGCTGCCGTGCGAGTGTCTTTTGGTTTTCCTTTGGCATCGGTGCCTCCAGCGTATACAATGTGCCTGGCTTCACCATTGATACCGGCAACACCATTGGTTATTTCCCAAGGATCTACAATGTTGTCATCGTTATACTTTACAAGGTTTGCGATGTTGCCACTCAAAAGGATAAGGTCAGAGTAGCCTACTTGCCTCCAACCTCTGCCACGTTTGTTACGAACGGCTGCGGGCAAGGTATCATCCGAAGAGTAATCCTTGCCCATGTATCGTAGTTTGCCGTTTGGCTGTAGTTTTGGCCACGTGTGCCAATCACGAATTTCTTGTGGTGTTACAGGTCTGCCCTCAGGTGTTGCTGTGCAATGAATGATGAGCAGTTGAATGAGTTTAGCCATGTTGTAGTAGTGTTAAAAGAAAGGCTTCGGTGAGAAGCCTTTACTTGTAATTGATTGAACTTTATTCTGCTGCTTCGAAAGTCAAATAGTATTCTTTCTTTGGTTCAAAGAATTGACTTGCAGGAACATCACCATCAATGTTGATGCTTAACTGTCCTGAAGGTGTAGCTTTTGCAAAATCCGCATTTTCACCTTGGTTAGCTGCTACTGCAGAAAAATTAGCGGTCTTATTCCATCCAAAGTCTTGTACCGATGTACATCTAAATTTCGCTCTAACTGTTTTCATCTTTTTTTGCTTTAGATTTTTTGGAGTCTTTCTTCGCTTCAGCTTTAGCTAAGGCTTTTGCTTCCAGTTCAGCCTTTTGCTCATCGGTCAACTCAGCCGGAGCTTCATCTTCTTCTTGCTGATCCTTTTTGAATTCAATCAATTCTGATTGAGTTTTTTCATCAAGTCTTGCCTTCTGCTCTTCATTGTAGAAGGTGCCGTTTTCAAGGGCATACACCTTGTCCAGGTGCGAGGTAGCAAACACGCCCTGGGCGAGTTCTGCTAATTGTTTTTTGTTGTATTTCATAGTGGTAATTTCCGTTCGATCTTATCGATGCGATCCTCTAAAGATTTTAATTGAACTGAGAGATGATTAAAACCAGTCTTGCCTTTCTCTTCGTTACGCACGAGGTCATTCATGATCTTAACCACATCGTTTCTTAGCCCTTTAAAATCTTTGTGCATCTCACGTAAAAAATATCCGATGATACCTAGTAGTCCTCCGAACAGAAGGAATACCAGGCTTATCACCGAAATGACTAATTCGTAGTTCATGAGAATTGAGCTCTGAGTGCTGCTTTGGTAAAACCTGTTACAACAGGAGCTCCGAGTACATAAGGAAGATCTTTAGCGGTCCAGTTAGCTAATCCTTCGAAATGTCTTGTGCCTCCAAGTTCCTCAGTTGACACTGGCGACATGACAATGTCCATCGGTATAACTTCCTTGCTTCTGTCAAGGGCACCCCAGATACTTAAGTCTTCAAAAACAAACAACATTGAGTAATTTTTGCTGTTGTTTACTTTGTTCCAAAACGGAAGATTCGCGTCTACACCGTAGTGCTTGATAGGAACGGCAAAGGTGTTCGATGAATGCTTTTCACGCTGAAAGCCCATGCCAGGCTTCTTATTAGAAGTTGCAGCTGGCCAGTTTCCTGCAAGGCCCACAACCGGAATAATGTTCTTAGCAACTATGGCAGCACTAATGGTAGTGTTGTCAATCAGCGTTTCAAGGTCGAAACCTGTTTTTACAAGGTAGCCCCCGACAATTCGGGAGCCTTCCTCTAGGCAGTCAGCCTCCGGAACAAACGCTCCGATAGGCTCTGCACATGGATCATATACTGTGATGGCCATGCTCTGGTACTATTAAGGTTCCTGAACAATAGCTACAACACCTTCCTGGTTCTTGCGCTCCAAGCGTCCGCCAAAGCGAATCAATGCGTTGTATATATCACCTTGGAAATGCACATCATCTTTACCTTCAAAGAACTTAGGAGTTCCTAAAGCGTAGTGCACATACTGCCAGTCTACAAGCAATGCAACATCATTATCTGTTGCCACACCTGCTAAGGTGTAATCTCTTTTCACAGGAGTGCCGGAGTTGTCGTAACGTCCTGTTACGTTGGTTCGGATAATATCAAAACCATGAAGAGCAACAAGGTCACCGTTTTTCCATACTGCGCCTACATTATCCATAGTGTCTTTATTGATCACAGTAGGATCAGCCTTTAACTGATTGTATAACTCCTCGCTTAAGATGATCGAGCGATTACCGCTTTCTCTTCGTGTGTCAAGGTTAAGGATTGTTTTGCCGGTGGCAATGTCAACAGCAAGTAATCTTTTTCTGTTACCAGTAGAACCAGATAAGTGCGATGCTACAGTTGTACCTGTAGTACGTCTTATAACGCGTGCCAGTGATGGATACCATCTGTCTAAGATGTCTTTCGCAGAATCTTCTGATAACTGGTTCACGTGATCCATGTACACGCTTGAAATCTTGTCGTAAGACAACTCAACTTTATCCGCATCCGGAATGTGTGTAGACTCAGTTGATAACTCATCAATAGGATAAGTAATGTCATCATCATTACGTCTTACAACCGGTATAGGAAAGTTCTCGCGGTTTTTAGATGTTTTGGGTCTTGCTCCTGCCTGTGGAATGTGTACTACAGCGTTGTTTAAAACGAAAGCTGATCTGTCTTTAGCTCGCTTAATCCATTCGTAGGTTTTATACAGGTTTTCAGCAATGAAGTTTTCCCACACTTCTTTTTGCACGGCCATGTGAAGGGCAACGCTTGTGCTTACCTGATGAGATAAGGCAACAATTAATCGAAGTCCGGAAAGAACGATAAAGGTGCATACTGATGCAACTATTGCATCAACACCATATACAACGGCAGATACCGCTCCGATAAGGAGCGATACTAGCACGTTGAAAAGAAGATTTAAAAATTTGGTTTTCACGTTTAAAAAATGGTTTAAGGTTGATACTTCTTAAGGGATGCTGATCCAGGCGTTGTCAGCTACGAATCTTGCGCCTGTCCAGGTAAGCTTGATTCGGCTTGTGTTGTTGATCACACCTGTAAGGTTAGGAGCCTTAATGGTGTTGCCTGCTGATCCAAACGATACGTTACGTGCTGTTGCACCGTTATCGATGTTCACAATAACTTCACTACCGGGTAGCAAGTCTTTTGATGCACGCATGCTCAGTGCCATGTTCTGAGTAATGGGCATGTTCAACTCCGTTTTGGTTTCAACAATGTCAACCAAAGGAGTAGCACTGTCTGCTACGTTTATAAGTGCGTATGCGCCAAAGGGGAATTTTATACCGTCCATGTTTAGTCGGGGTTATTTGGGTTCAACATTGTACTTAGCCTTGTGCATTTTCTTAAAATGCTCAGGGTTGCTCACTTTGATTTGAGCAAGCTTACCTGCTTTGTGAAGCTTATCGTACTCTTCAATAAGCTTTGCAGTTTCATCTACTTCTTCAGTTACTGATAACTGAGTAGATACAGGTGTGTAACCTGTCATAGAATCTAAAACAACTTTAGTCGATTCGTAATCTGCTTTTGCCAGTTTTAAAAACTGTTCCTTTTGAGCTGCAGTAATTTTCTGCGCTGCAAGAGCACTGTCAACAAGAATTACAGCGCGATCAGTAATCGCTTTTGCCTCTGCATTGGCAAGTTGCGTGGTAAGATCATTGATCTTGTTGTCTTTAGTAGACAACTCAGTTCTCAACGTAGCAAGTGTTTGTGCTTGCTCACGGTGTTTTGCAAGTACCGATTCTACGGCAGCTAATACTTCTGTTTCGCTGGCCGATGCAGCCAAGGCAACAAAACCTGAAGCAGATAGCTTCGCAATGATTTCTTTCATTGGTTCTTTTGGTTTATAGTTTGAAAAAATTTGACTTACATCGCCCTTACCTTCAGATAGCGTTACATAGTTGCCTTTGTAGCCAAGCTTTACAGCATTCGCATTCACAGGAATGTCTGCAATAGAGATTTCTTTCAGCTTGCTTTTGGTAATGGTTGGTAGCACTTGTCCTGGTAACATGTAGGCAGGATCTTCGCTAATCTCAATAATGTCAAAGCCAATTGAAGTAGCACTTAGAATGCCTTTCTCCACTTTTCTTTTAACATCCATGGCGAAGGAATCACCATCATCGAATTCAGGATCTACGAGCATGGCGTTACCTTGCTTGCGTAGCTTAGTCCATTTACCAATAGGTAACATCGGATTACCATTCGCTTGTGAACCCAAGCGCAAGTGGTCATAGAGCATGACCGGATTCTTTTCAAAGTCAGAAGTATCAATACCTTCTGTCAGAACCCGAAAGCCATAACTGTTTACTGAGTCATCTGATGCAACAAATGTTGGCATGTGCGATTTTTTGTTTGAAAGCACAAATCAATGTTGCTTATGTAGCTCTAAAAAATGGCACTTATTGATTTGATATGAATTGAATACATCACTAAAACATTGTTTCTAAAACACAAAAGCTCTGTTTTTTCAACCCCCCTCTTTCAATGACTTTTGCTCAACTGTATGGCAAATCATAAAAAAGATAAAGAGCAAGAAGCACACGCGCTATTCATGGAGACAAACATGACCTGCGAACAAATTGCAGAGCGTATTGGAGTGAATGTTAAAACAGTTTACTCGTGGTCTAAAAAAGATGAGTGGAAAGTGCAACGCGCTGCCAACCAGATTACGCGCAAGCAACTGATTGTTGGTTATCTTATGCAACTGCAAAAGCTTAATGAAGCTATTAAGCTAAGAACTGATGCAGCCTATCCTACAAGCAAAGAGACTGATCAGATTGTCAAAATCACAAAAGCAATCAAATCCTTAGAAAAGGACCTTACACTATCTGATTACATCACTTCATCAGAAGAGATTATGTCTTTCGGCATGCGTGTAGATGCCAATGCCACTAAAGGTTTCATTCCTGTTATCAAAGAGTTTATACAATTAAAAGCGCGCGAGCTCGCAAAGGTTAAATGAGAATACACAAACAAGAGCTGGTAAACTGGGAAAAGTTTTGCAGGGATCTTGCAAAAGAAACACCTGTTAACTCTGCTGAAACCTCAGCTCAGAAAAGTGCGCGTATTACTGAACTTGAAAAAGACTGGCGCAAGTGGTTGGCATACTACTTCCCACATTACTGTGCTAAACCTTTTGCTCCTTGGCAAAAAAGATATGCCAAAGCCTTGCTTACTCCAGGTAAGAACTTTGTAAGCCGTATGGTTTTTCGTGGTGGTAGTAAAACAACTACTACGCAGATGCTAGTTACCATGCTTATTGCAACTGGTAAAAAAAGAAACCTGTTGTGGGTATCTAAGAACCAGGATGCAGCCATTGAGATGATCCGTGTTATAAGGTTGCAGTTTGAAGCTAATCAGCGTTTGATCAACGACTATGGCGATCAGAAAAACTTAGGCGCATGGACCGATGAAAAGTTTGTGACGCGTAGTGGAGCTTCTATTCGAGCAATTGGTAAAGGTCAATCTCCACGTGGTGCTAAAGAAGAAGAGTCGCGCCCTGACTGTATCATCTGCGATGACTGCGATGATGATGAAGAGGTAAGAAATAAGTCGCGCCTGGATAACACCTACGAGTGGGTAATGGGTGCACTGTTTGGATGCTTTTCAGTAAATGGTG